CCCTTTGCAGGTCCTCAAAGATTGGGTCTCCTACACCTGTGGAATCTATTACAATAGGCTTTTTAGGCAGTTTAAGGATGGTTTGTTTTGTGGTAGACCAATCCATCTGGAATCGTTCATAATAGCAGACAATGCCGTTCAAATCAAGTCCTATGATAACTGTAAAGTCATAAGACTTGGCAAGGTCAATGCCGTAACATACAGGCTCGTTGTAACTCATTGGTCTGATACAGGCTCTGATATGCTCACTACCAAAAGGGTTAGCTGCATTCTCCATAGGGTTAGCCATATACTCCTGTTCAAAGACCGCTGCAGGTAACTGTGTTCTGGCTTCATCTATTTCTGTACTGTCTATGTATGGATTATCGTATGTAGTAAACTTAAATGATTCCCATCCATCTTCTCCGCCTTTCATAAATAAGGAATAGAAATAATTTTTACCTCTGGGAGTTGATAGGAATAATGCCCTGCCTTTGTAGTCTGTTAATGTAGGTCTGATTGAATTAAGCCACCCCTGTTCAAGGTTAGGTATAAATGATGCTTCATCTATAATTACCCAATGAAACTTTCTACCTCTTAGGTTATCTAATCTTTCCCCTGTAAAAAACTCAACTGAACCACCATTAGGAAAACTAAGTTTAAGGTCTGACTTATTATTTAAGAAAGGTAATGCGTGTATTAATCTATTAAAGAAAACTTTAGCAAGGGAGTATGTAGGTGTTATGTAGGCTATCTGTTTTCCCTGTACTGCTTCTGTTATAATCTTTATCTGGGATAGTTCCGATTTACCAAACCTTCTGCCACACATAACCACAATAAACCTTGCTTCACAGTCAAGTATTTTGTCTTGGTTAATATGTGCTTCAGGTACTTCAATTATCATAGTATGGTCTTACCCCTTACAAATACTACTTCTATTTTATTATCACTTGTAATATCCATCTGTTCCTTTGGCTTACCATATACCCTTGTTAAAAGTGTTTCAAGGCTATACAGCGAACCTTTCTGTAATGACTTACGCATTGCATTAGCTATTGTCTTTTCAAGTATGGTAGCCTTTGGGTTATCAAACACAGATTTCAACTCATCTAAGTCCATTGCCATCATTACCTGTATTGTATCATTTATCTCACTAAGTTTATATCCTGCATCTCTTAGTAGGCTGACATACTTCTTAGGTCTACCTGCAGGGTTACCGCTCTGTCCTTTAACGTATGGTATTAAATCTTCTTTTGCCATAATTTTAAATTGAGCGGAAAGGTCGGAATCGAACCGCCTTCTTTCACTTGGAAAGTGAACGCATTACCATTATGCTACATCCGCCTGTTTTCTATCTTCTAAACTTATCTTTTCGCCTTTATACATTCCTGCACCCATTTCATCTATTTTACTAAATGGTATAATTGGAACATTTAAATCTATTGTTTTTGATTTATCAATAAAATATATATATTTAAGTTGAAACCCTTCTATTGGTTTTGCTTCTCCTGTTTCTAATAAATGTCTGCTAAAATATTTACCATTTATTGATGGGTAGTTTTTATTATCTAATGTTTTCTTTGCTACTATTTTACCACCCCAATTTAATATTTGTTTATTTTCTTTTATTCCTATTAAATGGAATCCACTTGCTCTATAAATTGTTCCATCCCCACATTGACTTCCATCCGCAAAACTGATAATCCATTTAATATGTGGTGCATTTTTCTTTATCATTTTTATTGTTATTGCTATGCACCTGCTTTCACTATATTTTGGCAAATAATCATCAAATGCCATTCTATTTAATTCTATAAATTCATTCCATCCTGTATTATTTACTGTCGCACCAACTTTGCTTTTATCCATTGAATTACCATAACTTAAAACACCGTGTAATTTATTATCTAAAAAACAACCAAAATGTATTGTGCTATTAGGCACAAATTTACCTGAATAATGATGCAATTTAACAAATTCATTTGCAACCTTACTTGCTATAACTTTAATTATAATTTCTTTTACTCTACTCACTACCTTTGATTAGTTATATTAGCTACAATCAAATATAAAGCATTTCCGTTACTATTCTCATTACCAAACGTTTCACAGTATTTGTATTCATCTGTTTTCTTTATTTCATCTATAGCATTTTTAATAACCTCTGCCTGTTGGTCTGCTAATGTAAATGTCATTTGTTGGAATGGTGCCTTATCTCCATCTGGTAAAGTAAATGATTCTCCTAAATCTTCTACATTACTAAACCCACCTATATCCAATCCCCAATCAGTAAGCTGCTCTGCATCCCAATTATTAGCAAGGTCATCCCAATCCCATTCCCCATACCCTACATTATCTTTAACTATAAATTCCTTCTGTTGCTGTTCTGTTAATTGATTAGCTTTAATGATAGGTATCATTTTCAGTCCTGCTTCTTTACAAGCCTTTAAACGCATATTACCACCAAGAACAACCATATCATCATTAACTACAATAGGTCGTAATTTAAGCATCTCTGGGAAGTCCTGAATGGATTTAACCAGCTTCTTAAACTTATCATCCTTAATAATTCTTGGGTTATTGGGGTTAGCTTTAATTTCCCCTACCTTGACCTCTATAATTTCGTTCTGATTTATCATTAAATATAGTTTAGCTATCTTTCTTTTCTTTGTATCCTTTAATTAAATCTGTTACTGATTCAATAGTTGTAAGTCCAAGTGCAGTAGCACTTAGTGCAAAGGTTGCCCATACTAAAGAATCAGCAGGTACAAAGTGGCTTTCAGACCTTGAATTATGGAACATAGTAAAGAACAGAACAAAAGCACCTATAATGCCTACAAGTCTTTTACTTGATGTACCACTTTCTGAACTGAAAAATCCTGCTAACCAATTAAATAACTTTTTCATATATTAATTATTTGTAGTGTCTACTTTTGTTTTACCCCAAAAGTTCTTTTTCTCTTTAATCTGTATCGTATCGTGTATGTATATTGTATCTACCTTTATTTTACTTATATCATTTTTAAGGCTTTTCACTTCTTCACTTAAAATTGCTATTTTACTTATTGCTTGATACACTAACTTAGTTTCTTTTGCTTTGGCTTTAGCCTGTACTCTGTTAAAGGTATTGTGATTATTCTTTACATCATTAATTAACTTTTGATATTCAGCATCTTTCTTTTGCTCATTACTATCGTTTTGAGCAGACAAACTACATCCTGTTAATAGTAATAAAAATATGTACTTCATTATTTAATCATTTGAATTTTACCTAATTGTTCCAATGTACTTAATTTAGTTGTGGCAGCAGCTAATGAAGAATCTGTCCTCCTTAGAAGTATTTGCATCACATCAACTTTTTCTTCTAATTTAATAACTTTAGCATTCTGTGATACTATTTGTTCTTTAAAAGTAGATTTAACATCAATGTATAAATAAGATATTGCTATAAGTACTAAAAATAATGTAGCTACAATAGGATTCTTTGAGAATGTTTTAAAATCCATTATGCCTGTAACTGGGTTTAAGTTTTTTACCGCCATAGTTTATTGTTTTATCTTCCTTGACCTTTATATTTTTTAGGTCTTGGACTGTGTTTATTAAATGATTTTTTAGCTATCCCTCTTTTTCTTTTACCAAATGTTGTTTTACTGCTATCTGTTTGTTTTGCCATTGTCAAGTTATTTGTTCACTTTACTTGACATTTGTCAAGCTATATTTTTACTATAAATCTTTGCCCAAGGTGTAGGTATTGATAATTGTTTTTCTACTTTGTAACCATAGACTTTAAAGAACGCATCCCATTCTGTTTGTTCCTTAATGTTTATATGCCCCCAAGATTCATCCCATCCCGGCTTACTTTCACTTGTTGAGGAGAATAAAATATAATTCGGCTCAATCTTTTTAAATAAAGAGTTAAGTTCTTTATCTGTCATATGCTCTGCTACCTCTATAAAAGACATTATATCTGTAGTGATAGGTTTCTTTACTATTTTAAGGTGTGGTGCTTTTTCTCTAATGTATTCACAATGTGCTTCAAATATTTCATATATAGATACATCAAAACCTGCCCTGTAAAAAGCATCAGAGTAAACCCCTGTTCCAGCACCATAGTCAAGAACTGTATTACCTAATCCCTTTACCTGTTCTGCTGTGTTGTTAGCCAGATTAACAAAGTTTGGATTATCAAAGCTAATGCCCATATCAAGTTCAGCCTGTAGAAATTCTTTATCAGTAATTCTTTCCATAGTAGTCCATAAATTTATAATGTGTTTCTTTTAAGAGTTCCATAAACTCTTTCTTATCCCCATACTTTAAATGGCATTCTCTACACACAGCCATTAGATTTTTGATTTCATCTTTACTCTTGCTGCCACCCATACCCCTGCAATCAATGTGATGAATGTCAACAGCTTTAGCACCGCATACTTCACAGGCAACAAAGCAATCTTTAGTATAACCAAAATAATCAAAATATAGTTTTGTATGTTTCTTCATAAGCTGCCATCCTGCAAAGGTACTGTTTCACTATCTTCAATTCTTCTATATTTTTCGTGCCACAAAGTATTAGTTAAAATAATAGACTTTTCAACTACTTCTTCTTCTGAATTTTTAGGGTATAAAATATGCAGACATTCGTGTAATAATATTTCAAGGTGCTTTTTACTTTTAAGCCTACTGTCAAGAAGTACCAACCCATCCGAGTCAGCCATTCCCCACGCTTTTTGTTTTCCAAGTTTAGTATATTTAATTTTAATCCTCAACTTTCATTAACATTAAATCTGGTCTGTCAATCTCTGATATATCTATTTTTACATTACCTCTAACTTTAGCAAGTGCAATCCTGTACAACTTTTCTTTGATGTACAATTCATTTAGCCTGTGTACTATATACGCTTCCTGCTCGTCTATATTCATCTTGTTAAGTTTCTTAGGTAACATTACTTTTCTATTTTAGTATTATGTTTTCCACAGGTAGTACATTGGAACTGTATCTTTCTTACCCCACTTGCTGAAACCCTCCTGTTCTGTATCTTTAAACTATCGCTTCCACACTCTGGACAACTTCCTCTGTCTTGCCCAAATATAACTCCGTAATGCGTTTTTGCTACAGTATGTTTTGCTAACTCCTTATACACTTTTTCAAGTAACACCACATCTTTCTGGCAGTACTTAATCATATCCGCCATTGCCTTTGGGTCTTTATTTAACATTATGTTTTTCCAAAGTCCAAAGTCTGTCTTAATCTTTTCGCCTATCCCTAAGAAGTCTGCAATGTAATTTAACTTATTGCTGTTAAATCTGAACTTTTGCCTTGCTATTTTTAAAGTATCAATAGTAACATAGTTAGGGAACATATCTATCTTATGAAATAAACAGCGTGTTCTAATCCAAGATAAATCAAATCTATCTCCGTTATGACCTACTGCTTCATCACTCGCATTAATTACTTTTATAAACTGCTGTAACAACTTTTTGTCATCCTGCTTTGCATCCCATTTTAAAGAATGCACAGTCCGGTCATCTTCCCACTTATAACAAATACAAATTATTGCTCTCTCTTTTATTATATTCTCTGGTCCAATATTCAGTTTATATCCAGACTGCCAGAATAAACCAATGTTTGCACTTACCTCTATGTCAAAAAATAATCTTCTTCTCTTAGTTTTTTCTATCATATGGTGCGTATGTTGTCTTGCCATTTATTTTTGTGGCTCGTAACACTTGCTTCCTCTGATTCCCATTACTTTTGTAACTCACGTGAACCCAATCCGGATTCTCTTTGTTTCCAAATTCGTAAATTAATTGGTCAAAGTTAAGACTATTTTTAATATAGTCGAAAATATCTTTATTAGTAACACCTTGCCCTGTTCCATCCATATCAATATCAACAGCTTCGCCAAGGCAATGCTGTGATGTCGCTGAACCGCCAATAGCCGAGTTTAAAGCCTTAGACCTATATCCACTTGATATTAATATAGGACATCTAAAATTGGCTCTAATAGGCTCAAAGATATGTTCTGCTAATTTCTTAAAGTTATTTATATGTTCTTCTGTAGGCATATTGCTTATACCTAATCTCTTAGCTGATTCAGACCTTACTACTTCAGATAGTTCAAGATGTTCACTTAGTTTCATATTTAAAAATTAATTTATATAAAATCTATTTTTGCTTCCACTCTTTGTACATTCTCTGTAGATTATAGGCAACTGTAGTTATTGCTGCAATAGCTGCCAATCC